TCCATTTTCTGTTACTTTGTAAATTGTTATCATAAAAACCTCATTATGGCGTATACTGATATTCTACAATGTATAAGAAGTTTGACCTGTAAATACCTGCAAAATCTGGGTACTGTTCTACAACTTCTGCACCCCAGTTAAACAAATAATCTCTCATAGCTTGTGTATTTTCTTGTCTTCCTAAATAATCTATTGCTTTATCTTCAGGATACAATACTACTTGTCCATCTGCTGTTATTTTCTTTAAACCATCTTTATTTCTTACTTTATCTACATAGTGCATAAAACCATAGTTATTTTCATCACCATATAAAAACAGTTGTAAACCTTTTGCTTGTTCTGAATTTTCTAACATAAACTCATCATTAGCTGCTTTTTTAAGTTCTTCAAACTTTACATAAGAACTTACTGATTCTGTTTTTGGTAAATCCCTTGCATCTGTACCTAATGGAAATACCTCTAATAAATCTGCTTTTATAACTGCTGCTTCTGCTCTTGCATCTTTTTGTGATATTTTCCCTTCTGCCAAAGCCTCTCTGTATGGTTTAAACAACATATTAAATATTATTCTGTATGCAGTTTCCTGTGCTCTTTCTATTTTTTCATCTACAGTAAGTGTTATTCTCTGTCCTTCATCTACTTGATTGTAAAAAGAATTTATATCAAGTAAATCATACTCATAAACGTTTGGTGCAAACAACGCATAAGTAAATTCATACTCTTTAGCTTTTTCTGGATTTGCTCTAAACCATTCAACTTGCTCTTCTGTTGATGGTAAAGATACACCTAATGTTGTTGTGTTTCCTTGTACTAAATATGCAGCAGTATATATAGCGTCCCAATCTTCTGGTGTTTCTCCTATAAGTGAAGCAATAGTTTGATATGCTAAATATTCCTCGCCTGGCTCTACTTGATTTATTACTTGTCTGAATATTGCAGTAATCACTGTGTTTGTAAAATAATCATCATCATATTTGCCAAACTCATAATCAGCAGGCATCAGTGCATCAAACACTTCTATTAGGTTTTCTTTATCTAAAAAATCCTCTTGATTTGCTAATCTATCATTTAACTGTAATTTGTAAGCTGCCTCTGCTCTAGGTGATGATGGTGCAATACCTTTAGCCATAGATTCATACACATTTATTCTTGATGCTAAATCAATAGCATCTTTTTCAAACAAAGCTCTTCCCTCATCTGTCCTAGGGTCATAAGGTAAATATCCTTTTAGCCAAGATACTGTAAGTATTTTTGTAGCATTTGCTACATCATTAGCCCAACCTTGTTCATCTAACTGACCTTTTGTTCCTGTATTATACGCTTGTTGCATATACACAGGCAACTGACCAACAGTAGCACCTTCTATACCAGGGTCACCTAATCCATAGGGAAATATTGTATCTTCAACTTTTTGTGTCCATTCAGCATCAGGCATAAATCTTTTTAACACTTTATATGCAAATTGCATTATAGGGCCTAAGCCTGGAATTGGTGATTGTGTAAATAAGTTAGCACCTTGCACAGGTGATGAAAGTCTTAGTTGCACATCTTCATCAAATCCTGTTAAATCTCTATCTTCTATTCCATACACATACTCTGTTAAGTCAGTAGGTGCAGTTGAATAAAATTTTTCTCCTGACACTGGGTCTGTATAAAAGAACCCATTATTAGTTCCTTTTTCTGTACCAAGTTGTATTTTTCTCAAACCTGCTGGATTTTTACCAAACAATCTTGGATAGTTTAATGCTATTTCTTTCCAAGGCTCTAAGAAAGGAAATACTAATCGTAGAGCTTCTGCTACATATCCTTTTTGATTTAAGTTATACAATAATCTATTGTGCATTTCTAAAGAGTAATATTTTGCAGCATCGTTAATTTCATCAATAGTCAATCGCATATTTTCAGGAACTTGTTTTATTGCTTCTTCTATAGAACCATATTTTTTAATAGCAGCATTTTTACCTGCATCATATAATTCTTGTACTGATGGAGGTACTTTGTTTTGTTTTATTAAATCATCAAAATGTTGAACAGCTTTTATGTCACCAAATGGTAATTGTGATGCCACACTTTGCCAGTAGTATTGTGTGAATGTAGGTATTCTTTGTAATTCAGCATCTGGTAACTCACCTAATGTGTACCATAAAAATTCTGTTGCTTTGTTAAATTCTACAAATAATTGATTTTTTATTTGAGAATTAGCTATCCAATCTGGTGTAGACAAAACATTTGGTGCAGCAATATCATATTTGCTAGACAAAAATTTCTTTATTAAATTTTGATTTGCTGGTGTCCATCTTGCAAAATCATCAAAAGTAATTACTTTACCTTCAAATTTTAATGTTCTGTTTGCAATTAATGTAAGTAAATCTTCATCACCTTTTGTTAAATCCATAATCCAATCTCTGTAATCATCTACATATTTGTTAGCATCTTCTAGCTTTGCAAATGGATTCATAGGGTTACCATCAAAATCTAACCTTGTATCATTCAATTCATTCCTAAGTTTTTTTAGAGAACCATTCCAAAAACTTTGTCTTGTAGCTGTTAAATCACTTCCATCTAGTATTTCTTTGGCTATAGATTTTGCTAAGTCACTTTCTATTGGCCATCTTAAATTAAGTTGCCAAGAGGAAACATAATTATCTTTTGAAATACTTCCTTTAAGTACTCTGTTCCAAGTTTGTTGTGCAAATTCTTTTGATGCTACTTTACCAAATACACTAGAAGGTCTATCTGCAACAATGCCACCTACTATTTCGTCATAAGCTCTTTTGCTTGGTGCTATACCTTTTCTAAAATCATTTCCTAAAATGTCATTGGCATAATTTGCCCATACCCAAGTAGACATTGGAGATTCTATCCAGTTGTCTAATCCATCTAACCCCATTCTAAATTGACCTTCACCAAACAAACGAACAGGCCAAGCTATTCTGGTAATTAACTGTGCTGCTGTCCATATTTTTTGTGCTGGCCACAATACATCAGAAAATGTTCTTAGTGTTTCAGGAACAAAACTTACTAGCATATCTACTTTTGGAACTACATTTTCTAATAAATTTTCTACAGGTAATTTTAATCTTGAACTTTCTGGCAAATCATCTATAAAATTTCTTGCAAGAGTTACTAATTTAGTATTACCTACATCTATATTTGTGTATTTTTCTACTGTTGATAATGCTCTTCTTATATCTAATGGTTTACCTAAAGACCATAGTTCATCAAAATGTTGTCCAATGTCAAAAGGTGTAGGTAAGTTTATTGGTGACCCATCTGGTCCAGGAATACTCCTCATACCTTGAAATACTCTTTCTATAGGTTGTAAACCACCACCTTCTGTCTTTCCTAAACTTGCCCAATAAGAACGAATATCATATTTTTCAGTTCCACCTATTTTTATTTTTCCTTGTAATTCATCAAAATATTCAGTTATTTTTGCAATAGTTTTACTAGAAAAACCTTCTGATTTCAATAATACCTTTACTTGTTCTGGTAATTTTTCAAATAATATTTTGGCCATACCTGTTCTATTGCCAGCAACAGCTTGTTCAGCAAACTCTATAGATAACTGATTTGCAATATTTCTAGGTACTTTGAACTCTACCAGCCATTGATTAAATACTTTTACAGAATCTGTTGCATCTTTGTACATAGCTCCTGCATCTGGTGTCCATTCACCAAATTTAGAATATGGTGCATTAGGACCTTTTATTGCTTTTGATACAGCATCTACTAAATTTTTGTTATATCCAATACTATTTTTTGACCTTATCAATGCAGGTATTCCAACTGATTGATTTTTAATAACAAAACCTTTATATATTTCTTTTACCTTATCTAATGTATTTGCTTTTATTAAATCAAGTGCTAGTTCAGGGTCACGCACAGCATCAAAAACTCTCTTAAAATCATTTGAATCGACAAATGCTTGTAAAAAAGGTTCCGACTTAGGACTATCTAAAAAGTTATCAATAATACCTGGTATTTTTTCAAACTCGCCTGTTCTGTATGCTTTTTGTATTTTACCTTGTACACTATTAGCAAATTTAATTCCTTTACTTATTTTTCCTACAACAAGAAATGGGTCAGTAGCTAAAACTTTAAAGAAATCTATACCACCTGATACAGCATTGTAAAGTACAGTGTTTTGTTCTATGCCTACTAAGTCTGCAACATATCTACCTGATGTTATATTTTGTCCTCTAAATTTTGGTGCTTCTTTTAATTCCTCTGCTTCTGCTGCTATATTGCCTTGAGGAAAAAAACCTTCACCAAAACTTTCCCATACAGCTCCTGGGCTTTGGCCTTCTCTAATTTTTTGTAACGCAAGTCCTGCAGTAGATGGTCCTGCTTCTTTGTAATAATCACTACTTGTTTTTCCAGTAATACTTGGTATTCCTGGTCTTACTATTGTCAGCAATCCTGCAAGTCCTGGAAAATATTTTGCGTAACGTTCTGCTTTTTGTGCTTCATCTCTTGCTACTGCTACATCATACAAAGTAACACTAGGGTCACCTGCTAAACCTTTTGCAGATAAATCTTCTGCTTTTTCTTGTTTCTCTCTAGCAATAATTTCAAGAGGTCCACCTACTATTTCTTCTGTTTCTCCTGCTCTTGAAATCACAGCTCTTTCTGTTCTACCTACTGTTGCATTAGCAAGACCACCACCAATTAGTGCTAGTACACGAAATATACCTTTAAATGTCCCATAAACTGGTTCATCTTGATAAGTAGATTTATTCCAAAATTTTACGCCTTCAGGTAGTTGAAACTGTTTACCTACAGCATTGAATACTTTTCCAAATGTAGAATTAAACATTGCACTTTTATACACATCATTACCTGTTTGATTTGGAAATACTGGTTGTGATTTAGGTGCAGCTTGATATTGAAGTTTTACTAAATTTGCAAACTCTGCATCACTAAGACCTTGCAAAACTGCTGATGATATAATTCCTGGCAATACTCCAGGATACATAGCTGCTAACTCTCTTGTCCTATCGACTTGGTCAGGTGTAAATTCATTTTTTTTCTTATTGTATATTATTTCTTTTTGTCTATTTTTTTCTTGTAATTGATAATATTCTTCACCAAATGTATATGGTCCAATAGGTTGTTGTGCCATAACTAAATACTAAATGCTTGTCTTAGTGCATTAACATCTGAATTTTCTGCTAAATCTGCAAGCACTGCAAAATCTAAATCACCAATTTCTTGTGCAGTTAAACTAGGTACAATACCTGATGTTAATTTTTCGTTTGGTCTTTCTGTTGGTCTTTTTAAATCTAATATACTTCCCATACCCATAGGCATTGAAGGTGTAACTGGCTGTCCACCTGCATTCATAGCAACAGAAACTTCTTCCTCCATTGGTACAGCTCTTGTCTGGTCTGTTCTATTTGTAGCTGGTGGCGGTACATTTGTACTTCTACCATCTACTTTAGGTAATGGTGCAGCTTGTTGTTGTGCTACTAAATCACCTTGTTCACCATAAGACAGTCCAGGTATTCTTTGTACCTTTTGTGTTTTTTTATTACTAGAACTCCTCGTAGCCATCTTCATCCTCGTCATAATACATAAATGTTGAACTTATAATTAAATAACCAAAAGGAAATACCATAGGCGGCATTTGGTCTTGAAATATTTTAGCGTCATCTCTTTGTTGAAATATTATATTATCGCCTATTTCGTCTAGTTCACCTAATGAATTGTGAACTATATCTGCAAAATCTTTGTTAAATGACATTATCCACCTAATCCTTGTAATAATTGTGCTATGCCTGGTGGAGGACCTTGTGGTGGTAAGGCACCTCCTCCAAGCAATTCCTGTTCAGCGACTGGTATTTCAGGTTCTTCTGCAGTAAAGAACTTATCCAATATGCCTTGCATATTATCTGGATTCTTTCTTATCTGCACAACAGCCATAGTTGCCTTTGTGTCTCCTTGTTGTGCTTGTGCCAATAATGTATCAAATAAAACTTTGTCTGCTTTTTCTTTTGTAATTCTACTATTTACGTTTGATAAATTATCTAAACCATCTAAGTTCTCTTGTAGTGTTTGTGTATCTATAATACCTGCTTGTAGTAACTGCAGCCCTGTTACTATTTTTTGTGGCTCATCATATCCAGCCATAGCACCGTACACTCTTCGTGTCTTGTATGCTCCTTGTATATCTTTTGATGGGTCATACTTTTCACTAAAAAATTGATTATTATAATAGCCAGATAATTCTTTTGATTTGCCACCATACATCTTTTCATCCCACTCTAATCTTTTAGAATCAATCATTTCTATAGCATCTGCCATAACTGTGTGATACTCTCTAATCATAAGTGACATAGATGCACCTAGTTCTTCTAATCCTCTACCTGTTGCAAAACTAAGTGGGCTTTGTGAATCATCAGATACAGGATAAG